ACCTGTTCGATAAAGTTATCGAGCGGTCCATCAAGTCGAGATGCACTGGCTGCCCCAAGTTGCGCGGCTCCTGTAGCCGACCGACCCATACCACTTCGTGGGCCAGCCGTGCTGCCTTGCACCAATTGAGCATCCGCTCCTGAACTCGACTCAGTGGCTTTTTCAGACTCACTTAATGCGGACCAAACTTCCGAAGGCACCTTCGGTTGTTCGAGGATGCCGTATGCGTCGCTTACCGGGCGACCGTCTTTCACATCAACCGTCAGAATACGTCCGACGCCTGTTCGGATCATCTGTGTTGGTGTGTTTGCATCTCTGCGACGCAGGTAAATCGGATTGACTCCGAAGGATAAAATCTTAAGAATCGAATTGATAGTTCCCTGATCCACGCGTTGGTTTTGACCAACGATGAGACCAAGCCCCATTCCATAAAATGCCTTCGGACGATTCCACCAATTCGCCGACAAGAACGGGATTGGAAAAGAAAACTTCGCAAACGGGTTCTTGCCTACATACAGGGCATGCTTGCGATCAAGAATTATAATCTTACGACCGCGATCCCAGTATTCCAATATCTCCATCTTCTTTCGGAGTTTATCGGGTGTGGAATTTTGACTATCTTCAAGGGAATGATGAACAATCTCTGTGACGTGCGTGTCCGCATCGGACATTAACGCGATGGCTCCCTGTTCAACAGGAGGCATCCAGAGTTGCTTAAGGTCTTCGTCTGAACCTTTTCCCGGCCAAGACCAACCATTGCGCTCGGGATCGTTTTCGTCCAGACTTTCGATAGCCTGCTTCATCGTCAACAACTCGTAATAATCCAAGTTGCGACGATCAATTGCCCAACGAACTTCGCGGGCATCTCCGACACGGGTATTCGGATCAAGGAAAACTGAATCTAATGGACGCCATTCAAAGAACGGGCGCGGAACGGTTCTAAGTTCACGCTCAATTCTCGGACGGGCGAACGTCGGTACCGCTGGATTCTCGCCGTCTTTGAAAACGGTCGGTATCCGATGTTTGATCTCAATCTGTTCGTAGCGAATGCCCCACTTCCATACGCCTGTACCAAGATGGGCCATTTGCTCAAGTCCCCACTTGGTCTCGCGTTTGAATTTGCAGGCTGTCAGCAAGTACGAAAAGACGGCTGTCTTCGCGTCAACTGCAGATTGATGCGTTCCCGGCATTGGCCGTAATAGCATTGGCGGGTCATCGTAAAACAGACCTTTGTACAGTTGCGGAATTATGGCGTTGACTACTTTCGCTACGGTGAAGCGCTGTACGTTGGGCTCGAGAATGTCAATGTGTTAGCTAACGGTTGAATTCCCGTTAGATCGGACTATCGCATCATCCCGAAGGATGTCTTCTTGTTTAGTCTCTACTGCTGCCCGGTTTCCCTGCTTGCAGTCTGTTCCCATCTCAGGGTTCAGCTTAATTAAAGAAGATTCGCAATCCTACATTTCGGTAGGTTGCCCCCATTATGTTAAGGTGTTCTCGTAAACCGACATTGGTCTTGGCGACTGGTAAAGAAGGTCTGAATCCCTCCAAAGCAAATTCCACTGTTTTCCACTGATAAAAACCTCAGCCGCACTTGCGCAACCGTTTACCAATGCCACATTCGCATCAACGGATTTCAGTTGACCGTCAGGCTTATAGTCAGCTTCATTCAAATCACGGTGGGGGTTTCCCTCCACAGGGAGTAATGCCATTAGGCACCTCCTTCGCTGCGTTGCTTGGCCATAGCCTTGCCCCGTTTCTGTGCTGCCGAAACACGTTCTCTATATTCGGCATTTTCCCAATTTCTTATCCCAGCTAACCGAATATTCTCGCGCCATTCCGGAGATATAGGGCCATACGATCTGCTCTTCTGACTTAGGCTCATTTTCTCTTTTGTCTCTTCGGAATGGTGCTTACCTGTCATTGTTCCTATTCGTCCATTAGGCCAAAGATAATAGGTTCCCTTCTTGCCCTTATTCCAAGGAATTTTCCCTTTTCGCGCCGCACTCAACTTAGCACGATGTTCATCAGTAAATGGACCGCTCTTGACCCCATCTCCACCATCGGTCAGATTGTAACCAATATCGGAATTTCGTGTCCCTAACGTGCGGATAAAAAACATCTCCAAAGCATCCATCTGCTGCCTATCAATGGGCTGCACCAAAGATTTGATAACAAAACTTTCTCGTCCATATTTCCTAATCGCCCTATACAAATAAGGTTTGTGCGGAGCATTTGTCTCGGCGTAGCGACAATTCATACGCAGGTATGCCTGCAAATCATCACCCGAATGCTGCCCGATATATATTTTGCCGTTCACCGTGTTCGTGATGCAATAGACATGCATAATCCTCCATCATATCACATTACTTACGAACTGGCCGGAATACCTCATCCACCACAATAGATTGCGGCTGCTCAAAGTGACGGCGCGGAATCGGTGTCGATTTCTGTTCAATCAGAATGGGCTTAGGAACCACAATCTGCAATTCCTTGACTTCAATATGCTGAGGAGCAAAGATTGGCTCCCTATCTACAATCGTTCCACCAATGGCTGGATGCCGAGGCCGCAAAGTTGCTGGTCTGAATGTATCACCTATAGATGGATTAGCGGGAATAAAACCAGTCCAGTTATGCATAATCATCCACCAAACAAATCCGCCAATGGATCGCGTCCGCTATCATCCGCCATGGGGTTCTGTTCAATGGCTTGCCCCATCTGGAACTGGGTCGTGGGATTATCATCCGCCGCAAACTGCGGGTGCCTCTCGGCATACTTTCCGAGACCATGCACCATCTGGTGCATCTCAAACTCTTGCGCGTTGCTTGCGTACATCGTGTCTATCGCGTTCATCTTCGCGCCCATGTCGGCATAAGGAGCGAACGTTTCAACAAGAAGAGAGATCGCCGACACAATATCGTCGTGCTTGTCATCCTGCGTTCCTGTGAACTGCGACATCTCGTTGTACAACTCTTCGAGACCTTCGCACGAATTTATGAAAAATAGCCGCTCATCTCCAAGCAGTCGGGCGACTGGTTTAGCCTTCATCAGCTTTGACCGGGCCTTGTTACCTTGGCCGAGTCCTACCGGGCGCACAGGAATGCTGATACTCAGCTTATCCATTTCACGCTTGACTTCTCGGATGACGAAGCGTGTGCCCATGATCTCTTCAATAACGATCTGCTTCGGCTTCCACTTAAGACCCGTTGCCGCGATGGCGGCGGGTAACTCGTATTCGTTAAAGCGTCCCCGCACCATGTTGATGATGTAGAACCGCCCATTCTGCACGAGCCCGGTTAGCATGACTGTATAATCGGCCCAACTTTGTATCGAATAGGCTGTATCGATTACCGTCACAATCATGCCTTGTTGCGGCATGAGGTTATGAGGAATCGTGCGCCGAATGAGTAGTTCACGAGGGAACTTAATCTTGTTGATTTGCCGAGGATCATTGAGATACTTGATCGCGAAAACATCTGGCTCTTTCTGCGACGACGCTTTCATTAGATTGAAAGGTAGTTGCGTAGGAAACCACATGATCACGTCATGCGCTTGCCACTCGGACTCTGCTTTTCCCGCTGCGATGCACTCAGCGGTCGGTTGCCAGACGGCTCTCCGATAAACCTTCATCGCATCGTTCTTCTGCGATGCAAGGAACAGTTTGTCGTCCCATGCGATCTGTACGCCGTAATAATCACGTTCGTCGTACCAAGTGCCGATGACATCGAAGAATCCATACGAATGCATCAACGCTTTGTCAATGCCGATGCGATGATTGATATCTTCGATACGAGTGACAGTGAGAGAGTTCTCTTCCGTAACCACGTCGTCTAACTTCAGAAGGCAAAAATGCGAACCAGCCAACGACTGCTCAATACCTGTCGCTCGAATCGTCGGTTCTTTATCGCCAGCCGTACAGGCAGGTGTTTGGAATTCTGTACCCTTACCCATGTCGGGCTTTACGCAGTGCTCGGGGAAGAGCACTTGAAATACAGAAGTAGTAAGCTTCCCAGTCAGTTTGTCTTTTAACGCTCGGGCGCGATACTTCATGGCACGAGGATAAGAAGGCGAATCCTCAAAATTCTCATCCATGGTGAAGTGTGCTTTAACTTCACCTACGAAGTCATCGGCTAATCCCAATTTACCTGTCAAAATGCCGATGGTGACTTCTGGCCAACAAACAATCCACTGAGC